CCCGAGGCCTTGAAGGCGTGTAGGCTGTTCAATACTATTTTAAGTCTATCTAAGTATATCTTACTACCAATAGAAATATCTACCACATCTATAACAGATGCACCCACAGGGAGCACTTATATAGGTGATGATACAATAAAGGAGTTTTGATATAACCTAGGACTAAAGAAGAACTATGATAAACAAAGATCAAAACGGTATTTCCGCAATTATCCTCGTTTCAAGAGCTTCTTTTTTACTACTAAAGCTGGCCCGAACGGGAGAGCGTTCTTCACTTGACTTGAAGACCTTAAAGGTTTATCAAACTCAATGAAGGAACACATTTCCATCGTCGGGGGACAGACTTTAAGAACAATTATTGAGGATTGAGATAAAATGTTATCTGTCCATCCTACTTCTGTGAGATCTGATTTACTAATACGTAAAGTAATTGGTATTCAGGCTCCTGAAGGTAAGACTAGAGAGATAGCAATATTAGATTATTGATCACAGAATAGCTTAAAGCCACTGCATGATTATTTATTTAATATTCTTAAAACTATACCTCAAGATTGTACTTTCGATCAAGCAAGTTTTCTTCAGAAATTAGATTTAAACAAACGGGAGTTTAATTCCGTCGATTTAAAATCTGCTACTGATAGATTTCCTATTAAGCTAATAAGTAAAGTGTTGAGTTATAACCTAGGATCTCAATTCATAAAGAGTTGAGAGGCCATAATGGTAGGTTCTCCATTTTGATGTCCTCAGAGCAATAGTTATCTAAACTATGCTACGGGTAATCCAATGGGAGCTTACTCATCGTGAGCATCCTTTGCTTTAACACATCATTTTGTTGTATTCCTAGCTTGCAGAAATATCGGAGTAGATTGAAAGACTGCTAACTATGTACTTCTAGGTGATGATATTGTTATAAACGACAATATCTTAGCTGATGAATACAAGTTAATTATATCTTCATTAGGTGTATCTGTATCTGTTAACAAAACACATAGAAGTTCAACTTTCTTTGAGTTTGCTAAGAGACAAGTATTCCTAAATAAAGAAATCAGTTCTTTTCCTCTACCCGCAATTCTGACAAACTATAATATGATACCAATGATGATATCCGATCTATTATTTATAAATAACCGCGGTTGAACCTTGGATATTTTAAAATTTATCGAGCACTTTGCGTTGAGAACAATCAGACAGAGATCAAAATTAAAAGTTAAACTTTTAGAGTGAACTTCAGTTCTTGAATGAACTCGTTTAGCCTATGGAAAATCTAGTATCTCTAATGTTGTAAAACCAGCATTCACTGAACTACAATTAGATGACTGATTCAATCAGCTATCCGTTGAGTGTCAAGAGTTTGCCAGTTTCCAAATAATTAGAAATGCAGTAAATAATTTACTAAGCGAAACCGATTTAGGGTGTTTCATAAACACACATGAATTGGATAAAAGACTGTCAAATACTGAGTTCGGCTACGAAGCCTTATCTCAGCAGCTTTATTGGATGGAGATTTACTACATGGTCGGTGCAAGGACTCCTCTTCAGAAGTTAATCCCTTGTCTAAGTGTTACTATTGATCTTGAAGATACAATAGATAAACTTAACAGAGACGTACTTACTCTAGAGAGAACTGATGGATCTATAGCTTGATCTATATTATGAAACATAGGAGTACTCCCTCTTAAAGAGAAGATGTTCCATGCAAATAATAAACATAAGCGTATTTCTTTCGGTATATCTTTATATCGCCAGTATAAGAACTTTATCCAGTTAATTAGTGAACTGGGGGCTCTTCCTGATTTCGAAGATAAAAATAATAAGTTATCTACGGCTGAGAAAGGGGCATTTGCACGACGGAAATAATAAATTCTCTAATGGTGGTAATCCACTATCAGTTAATTCTGACTTCCATATAAAGTTGAGTCTCTTTACGAGATCACGGGTTTATGGAAGATTGCTGTCTTTAAAAGGAC